CGAAGAATTAAGTATTCTTGAAAATTAAAAAGTGCGAACATAAAGTATGCGTTCGCATTTTACTTTATTTTTTTATACGCGTTCGCTCGCGACTATTTGAACTATAGTTAGTTAAGATGATGGAAATCCAGGAATAGGAGGTACAGGATTTATGCTGTAAAAGCATGATCCTTGAAACCGCAAAAAATTGAAATCTTCAGCAATAGACATTTGAAATAATTGAGTAGGGGCAGCTCCAATTATGTCATTGAAGAGAATTGCACCTGAAGAATCATTATTTCTATCATAGAGCTGGGTTTGACCAAGAAGGCCAGGGGATTCGAATAAATGAATACTGTAATAAGGTACTTCATATTCGACACCACCATGCATTGGATTTTGAATGATAGAACCAGCAACTGAAGGTGATACTTCAGCTTCTAGGAGAGTATGCACTGATGCTGTAGGTATATCTAATCTAGTTCTTTTATACTTAATATAAATATTACTTATAAAATTGTCACTTCTAGAAGATACCCTATATCTAATACCACCACGAACACCGAGGAAACAATGTCTCATGATATTAAAAGTATTTACTCTACCATTATTATTAGTTATAGAAACTGATCTAGGTATAAGAAAATTATTATGTGGAGGATATAGAGGATGTTCGATAGTATTAGTGGAAGTATGAGCCATAAGGAAAGCAGATTGATCTCTTTTAAGTAAAACTCGAAGAGACTCAATCTTTTCGCCAAAATGAGCATGATATAGATTCTTATTATTTGGACACATTCGATTGATTGTTGATGTAATACCAGAAACTTTAACTACATGATCATCTTGCATCTGAACCTTATTAATTGGTTCACCTTGTTCGTATGCACTTTCTGCATTGATATTGGAGTTCAGACCCATTTTTTCATGGTCCCATGGTTCAGTGAATTCCATATCATCACTATACACATAGGTATTAATATACATTGGAGCTAATGAATCAATTTCAGTGATAGAAGTAGCTGGACGTACAGTTAGTACTCCAGTACTTTGACCACGACGATTAGACTCAATTACTTCTAATGTACTATCGCCAGCTGTATTAAAATATGGTCTAACACCACCTTGTGTACCATTGGAGGAATGTACTTCAGCAAAATTTCTATGACTATTAAAACCAACATGTATAGTAATACTTCGTTCTTTCTCAAGATCTAATGTAGTAATATATTGTTGATTCAAGATAGTAGGTCTATCTTTCCTATCAATATAACTTGCTGTTCCATTTGGTTCATAAATAAACATTAACTTGCCTCTAGTAAAATTTGAAGCAACTACATCAAATCTAAAACTAACAGTACCTCGCCAATATGTATAATTCATTGATACTTGAGCTAATGCAGAATTCATCATTAATTGTCTAGTGGCAGTTGATGATGTTTCCACAAAATGAGTCCCAAGCATAGGTGTAATAGGAATAGTTAGTAATGTAGTTTGATAAGGTACTGATATACCATTAAAAGTTAGTACATCAATTAATGAAGGTATAGACGTTATATATTTATGAGCTAAAGGATCATGTGATCCAGATCCAAGAATATCATTCATAAGAGCAAGTTCCTGTTTAGGATCACAAGTTAACTTAAAAGCAGTGTCTCTACCAATTATAGTAGCTCCATTACTGAAAGTAACTTGTTTTGCAAAAGATGGAGGTGCAACATTAGTTGGTTTTGAAAAGCCAAACATTAATGCAATTTGTGATATAGCTGTAGCAGCTATTTGAGTAGCTTTAGCAAATGTAGCAATTATGGGAACATCAGAAAGTTGTTCAGCAGCATTAGATATAGCAGTAGCTGTAGAACTGATTGGATTTGTTAAAAATTCGGATTCAGCTGTAACAGTAATACGTGTATTAGTAGGTGTTGATAATTCAACATCTTCCATCCATCCATATACTGTAATAGATAAATCTGATGTATCAGTAGGAGATGCTGAATGAAACTTGCCTAATGAAGTTATGAAAAGGTCACCCATAAGACCAAAATCTTCATAAAAATCAGTATTATCTATAACGGATTCGTCACTTTCATTGAATAATCGTAAAGAATTTTGAGGTGATGTAAAAGGTAAATCAAGTTGAACGTCATCATCCTGACCAGCATTTATATAACATAAATTGGGGCTCTGGCTAAAATAATTTTGTCTAAATTGTCGCTTTTGATCAGTAATAGGTGATAAATTTTTCAAAACTTGATAATTACGATTGGTAGCAGGCAAAGGTTGATAGCTAGCTAACAAAGATCCATAATGAAATTTAGATGAAGATATACTAAATCTTAATTTCATATTACCTCGAAAATATGCATAATGTGCTAATTTATTACGCACTGAAGGTAAAAAAGACCAAATAGCATATGGATTCAAGACATAATCTATATTAGTATTCAAGCTAATATTTCTAACATCTAACAAAACAGGTCGTTTAAAGAAATCATCCAAATAAAGTTTATCATCTAGAGCAGATGATATTACTTTTTTTGTAGAATTTCCTAAAACTAATGCACTATTAGTATCAGAGTGATTTTCTAGCTGAAGAGATTCAGCTTGTACATAAGTTACTTTAAAAGCTTTTTTATTTTCAATTAAAGAATCTTTAGTAAATTGATTAATTTGACGAGCAAAAAATCTAATGTCTTCATAATAATTATCAGAAGTTAATGGTCCTGTCCTGAGATCTTTCCTATTAATCAAATCTTTATAAGTCATTTTAAAATGTGGACTTAAATTTGGATCAACTGGAGGATCAGAGGATTCGGATTCAGCAACTACGTATGTTCTTTCTAAAATTGAAATTATACTAGATAAATTATCAGTAGTTGTATGAAGAATATCGGTTGTTCTAGATAATTTATCAATAGCACTTTCAAAATCAGCATGAGCTGCTTTACGTAGTTTATGTTGAAAGGGGATTGCTGAATGGTTACAGCAGTATGAAGCCGTTTGGTGTTCACACTTTGGTTTATAGATTGTTGTTTTAGCAATTCAAATTACATTCTTGTAACCACTGAATTAAGTGATTACGAACGCAAACCAACACATTTGTCTTTTGAAGTGGGTACGCCACGACAAGGCACTAATTGTGTCATAATAAGCTTAAATAAGCCTCCTTTTATAACAGTGTTTCCTGTAAACATTCATCTTATGGTTTGATAAAGTGATTAAATGTTCAGTATATTTGGCACTGAGTTTTATCTTTTATTAGTAAAAGATAATAAAACTATTGTGGACTATATTTATCCAATAAAGAATCCCAAGTTTTAAACAAGGGCTCCAAATCAGATATGCTGAACCTAGTCAAGTCAGCTAATTTGTCTATGATTTTACGCCTATAAGTATCATAGGTACTTTGCTCATCACAATGAAAGAACAGTTCAGTAAGAGCACTAATACATGTTTGAACAATCTGTTCTTCTGGAGTAATTTCTTTTGAAGGTAAATAGTAACATAAACTTTTCATAATAGAATCTTTGTCTAATGGTGCAATGATTCGTTTCATGAGAGGATGGTACTTAAATGTTCTTTTGAGAAAAGAAATATCCTCAATACGAACAAATTTTTCCGTCTGTTCTTTTTTATCTGACGTCGTGAAGGTCATGTAATAAACTTCTCGGACAAACTTTTCGTAGGTGATATTATTAAAATAAGGTGCTAATTCATCTTTAACACCACATAACATATCATCACCATATGTTATCGGTAATAAAAGATCATCAAAATCACGAACATTAAATTTCGTAGTTAAATTTAAAGCATTATTATAACCAAGAGGTGTACACATTACTGTGAAAGCATATCGTAACAAAATTACACCGCGCAGGGAATTGTCCTCAGCGGTGGCATATTTGCCTGATGGTTGAAAACCAGGTGGTGTAAAGACGGTTCCATTTAATACAACAGTTGGGAATAAATTTTC